GGCGATCAGGTCGATAGCGTGGATCAGAGACTCGGACACGAAGGGCGCGAAGAACCAGGAGGCAGTGGCCGTCCCGAAGCTGTTCTGCCGCGAGATGGCCATGTGGGCCAGAGCACCAGTACCCATGCGATGATCCCTCTAGCCACGCCGGGCATGACGGGACGGGCCTCGGGACCGAACCCCTTCGTCCCTCCTCTACAGCGGCCGCCTCACCCCGAGGTCCAGCCGCACTGGCAGCGCCAGGGCATACGCGGGTCCTCCTTCCGTAGCACGGCCTGGCAGTTCGGGCAAGAGCGAACCCAGGCCAGGAGCTGGTCCACCAGGGCGCGCATGGCCTGGACCTCCTCCCGGAGCCGGGCGACCGTGGCCTGCAGTTCGGCCAGGACCCTCCCCGTGGTTCCCTCCCCTCGGCGCTCCCACACGGGCTCCTATACCGCTGTCGTTGCCTTCTTCTCGATCTCGAGCACGATGGATCCGCCCTGGAGGAAACTGGCGCCCACCCGGCTGCTGTCGAAGGCCCCTCCGGTGATCAGCATCGAGGTGACCTTTCCGTTCAAGGTCGGCTTCTTGAGCAGGGCGACCTCGACTTTTCCCAGGAGTTCATCCCGCAGACGGGAGGCCTCGGGCATGTCCATGGCGTGGTCGAAGCACCAGACCTCGTACCGGATCCGGAAGCGCTGCTGCTGGCCGGCCGTGATCGTGCTGCCGGCGCTCTCCCGGTCGGCGATGTAGATGCCGATCCAGGGGCACATCTCCGGGCTCGTGATGACGTCCTCCTCGACCACCACGTGGACCACTCCGAGGGAAACGAGCGTGGCGTCCTCCTTGAGGACCTTCTGGATCTCCTGCTCGATGGCGAAGTAGTCGATCCTAGCCACGGTTCACCGCGATTGTTTTGCCATTCTTTTGGCAAAGGAACCGGGTTTCTTCCTGGTAGCGGAACGGCCCGGTTTGGTAGGAGATCGGGGCGATTTGGCAGCAGATCGGCCCCGTTTGACACGACTTTCGATCCGGTTCGTCCTCCAGTTGTATCGTGGATCCGTGCGTGCGCGCCGCACGAAGCGCAGCCACTCCCGGTGCTTCCCCTCGGCCCCCTTGGACCAGACCTCGCGCTCGATCTCGCAGAGGGCGTGCCGAAGGGTCATCATCCAGCGGTGGTAGAGCCAGAGCATCTTCTGGCCCCGCCGGTCCCTGGCCTTTCGCTGGTAGATGTCCGCGCCCCAGGCCACGCAGACCAGCCCGATGCCCCACAGGAGCATTTCCGGGGGCACGGCCCGTTCCGACCGGATCCGGTGCCGATGCCCGGCCGCTCCCCTCCATTCGACCCCCCAGGCCCTCTGGAGTCTCCAGGCGAGGAGCCGCCCGGCCCGACCCGCCAACTCCTCGATCCGGCGGTACCTCTTCCGCCCCATGCTCCCGTTCAGCCACCGCGCGTAAGCCTGGACCGTCCCCGGTCTGATCCCTGTCCCCCAGATCACCGGGGGCAGGGGTTCCTCTCTGGGCGTGGGCTTGGCCATCTAGGCACCTCCCGCTCCGCCTCATTTCCCTCCCAGCTCCTCCAGGTGCTCCCGCACCCACGCGCGCCCCACCTGGAGGGCGATGCCCAGGGCAGCCCGATCGCTCGGGACGAGCGGGCGGGCGGGGATCCCCGGGTGGCGCGTGACCTGTGCCACGACCACGAAGGGCAGCCGGGCGAAGTCCCTCTTGGACCGGCCGCCCATTCTGAAGTCGGTGAACTTGCGCTGCGTTTTCTCGGGCCGGAGCAGCTTGCGGGTCGTCCCGGGCTTCTTCACCCGGCCCCCCACGGCCACGAAGGCTAGGGCCTTTTTCGTCCGGGGCCGGATCGGGCCGAAGGGCCTGACCCCGCCGTGCTGCCAGCGGGCGATGTCCCCGGGCGCGCCGACCACGGCCTCGGTCTCTGTCGCCACATAGCTGAAGCTGCCCTCGAGCACCCCGGTGTTCCGGAGCGGTCTGGGCCCCCCGCGACCGCCTCCGAGCCGCCGAGCGAGGATGGTGTTCGGCGCCAGGGGTTTCCACGGCTTCTCCAGACCGCTGACTCGGAAGTTCTGGTGGACCCAGGCGAGCATCTTGATCCCCACCCGGCGGTGGAGCTCCCCGAAGTTCCCGATGCGGTTCGCCGCCCGCTGGAGCTTCAGCGAGAGGAGCCGCAGCCCACGGAGTTCGACGGCTAGGCCCGCCACCGTTCCTCCTACCGGAAGACGTCCTGGTCTTCCTCCTCCCGCTCCCGGTCCGGGTCGATCCGCGTCTGCACCAGGTCCCGCACCCCGAAGGTCGGCCGGAACAGTTCGGTGGAGGACCAGGGCGTTGAGGTGGCCGCCGCTCCCAGGATGGTCCCGTCCGAGGCCACCAGACTCCCCGAGCCACTCACGATGGGCTCGAGCATATCGGTGACCTCGTCGAACCAGCCCTGCACCCACTCGCTCGTGTTCTCCTTCTCCTGGGTGTAGAACCGCTTGAGGAGACGCGCGAGCGCCAAGGTCTCCGTGGCGTCCTTCAGGAGCGGCGGCTTGCCGGAGACCGGGACCGTGTACCGCCCGGAGATGAGGGCGTTGATCCTGGCCTCGGACCTGGCGAGGTAGCTCTCCACCAGCGGGGTGGTGATGATGCTCATGGACCCGATCCGGGGGAACAGTTCGAACACGCCCCCGATGGTTCCATAGTCCAGCATGGCGCCCGCCTCCTACGGCAACTGGGTCTTGTCGACCCGGAAGGTGCCGCGGTCCACGAAGGGGTAGACGCTGCCCGCGATCGTCTTGTTGGCGGCGAACTCGTAGAGGTAGACGCCCAGGGACTGCGGCATGGTGAAGAGGCCGTAGAACGCCAGGCTCCCGCTCGCCAGCGCTGTCCCGGTCTGGAGGACGGTCTTGGAGAAAGGTTCCGTGACGGAGAAGTTCGGCGCGGCATCCGGGGCGACCAGGGACTCCCAGGTGAACTGGATCGTGTCCCCCTGCTCGAACGTCGGCATCATGGCTGGTTCCTCCACCCGACGGCGCGGACGAAGGGAGTCTGGGTCTTGTCCCCCGTGGCTCGGCCCAGGGGATTCCGGTAGCGGACGTCATGGTTGCGGCCCAGCGGGTCCACCAGCGCGATCCTGATCCCCGTCAGGATCCGAATGATGGTCTCGAACAGCGTGGAGATCACGGAGTCGACCAGGGAGATCGGTGCCCGGATGATCATCTCCTGGACCTTTTGCACCGCGTCGGCCAGCGGGACGGCGTCCGTGATCAGGCGCATCCGGATCGCCGTGGCGGCGGTCGTGTCCAGGGTGCTGATCAGGTCCACGATCGCCCGCAGCCGGAGGGCCTCCTTGCTGATCTCCCCCAGGAGTTCCACCCGATCCCGGAGGATGAGGTGCCGGTCCAGGAGGTAGCGGTCAGCCAGCCCCGCCGAAGCCCGCACCACCATCTCCTGCTCTCGGCGGTAGACGTCGGCGAGCAGGAGCGTGTCCTGGACAAGGCGCGTGATGATCTGGGCGCCTTCGCCGGCAACGATCTTCTGGGCGGTGAAGACGTCGGACACCAGGAGCGCGTCCAGGATCTCCCGGAGGCGTTCCGCCGTGACCACGGTGTTGTCGCTCAGGAGTAGCGCGTCCGCGATGGCCCGGGCGGCCTCGACCGTCCGCCGCTGGGCGTCGGAGAGGAGGAGGGTGCCCTGAACCAGGGCTTGGCGGTCCGCCTGCTGGCGCGTCTGGTCGGAGAGCAGGAGCCGGTCGAGAATCGAGGCCACGCGGGCGGCCTCCTGCCGGGCCTGGTCGCTCAGCAGGAGCTGATCCAGCACTTCCCGCGGGTGCTCGGCCTGGGGCGCCGCCGTATCGGGCATGAGGAGCGAATCCTGGATGGGGTACGTGTAGACCTGGCTCGCCGTGGTGTTGAAGTTGTCGAAGACCGCCTGCGTTCCAGGATCCACGGTCCCATTCTTTCCGGCGAGCAGCTCTATCCGCACGGCGGTGATGGCGAAAGTCCGCGCATGGCTGGCCCGCTCCGTCCAATCCAGACCGTTCGGGGACGTCTCGAACCGGAAGGTATCGTCCGAGGGCTCGTGCCGGATCCGAAAGTGATGATGGAGCACGGGGTCATAGGCTAAGGTTACGGTGACCGTGGGGTTCGTTCGCCGACAGAACAAGACCCCGCCGATGGGGCGCATCATTGCGGACAGCCCAGTGCTCGGCCCGACAATGAGATAGGTTTCGGCCGGTGCGAGTGCGGGCGCCTCGACTACCTCCACCCGCGCGTAGCTGCCCGTGAAGTCGTAGAGGAAGAGGGAGCTGTAGCCGTTGTACCCGTTGGCCACCGTGTCGAGAGTGATCCTCACCTGCTGGTTGACCTCGGCGACGGTGTGTGCGGTCTGGGGAACGCCACCGCCGGGGAGAACGGCGTCCACCTTCCACCGACCTTCGTCCCGGAGGTTGTCGTTGAAGTTGTCGACGAAGTCCGTCGCCAGCATCCCCGTGTCGCGGACGAGGATCATGTCCTGGACCAGGCGCTCGTTCACGGCGCCGCCCTCGACGTCGGTCGCACCGATCCAGGCCTCGCCGATAAAGCTGAGCGAGGAGCCGATCACCTTACCGGGCATTCAGTTCCCCTACAGGACGAGGACTCCGCTCCAGAGGTTCTTCTTGTCCAGCGCGCCAACGGTGTAGCTCGCGACCGCTGCGGCCGCGACAGCGGCGTCCTTGCAGGCCTGGTGTTTCGCGTCGGCCAGCGCGCCAAAGCTGCTTTGAGCAGTCCAGCTCAGGGGGTCTGACCCCTGCACATCCACGATGGCGGACCCGCTGATTTGAAGCGCGCCTGCTGACGTACCGCACTGGACAGACTCGGCGAAGATTTCGAGGTCCACGGTGCCCCTCCGTCTATACGAGTTCCACGGTTGCCGTTTCCACGACCAGTTCATTGGCCGCGTTAGCCACGCTGAGCGTGACCTGCACAGACAGGAGCCGATTCGCTGCATCGGAGTCCACCGCTGCCGAGCCCCCAAAGGCAGTCGGCGGCTCCTGGGTGCCAGCGCCGCCCCAAAACTCACCGATGCCGGTTGTGGGGGGGGTTCTTGCTATCGTGATGTCCACAATCTGAACGAGACCAGCCAGGGCTTGGTCGCTGTTCCCTTGGGCTACAAGGTCAAAGGTGAGAAACCATGCGACGCGGTCCGTATCTGCGAGGGACGCAGCGGATATATCCGAGAACATCGTGGTGCCGCCGTAGAGGACCGCGAAACGCACCGTCGGCGTTCCGCTGTTGAGGAGCAGGTTCCCGCCCAGGCGCACGCGCAGGGTGCGCCCCGCCAAAAACAGCCCGCTCGGAATCGTGACCCCGGAGTTGGCCTGGTTGAGAGCTTCGATCGCTGCGGAGGTGTTGTTCGTGACCTCTGCGACCGTCGTCTTGTAGATCGTGATCGGGCCCTGCGTCCGGAGGACCCGCATGTCCGTGATCTGCGAGGTGGCGATGGCCGTGTCGTTCGCGGGGACGTAGACCACCGCGATGACCACGTCGTTGGCGGTGCGGGCTGGAGGCTTCGGCGCGGCGGCGGGCGTCCCCGCCCGCACGGCGAGGGCGCCCGCGCTGGTGACCACGATGAGATCGAGGCGCGGGTTCGTGGCGTCGGCCGCGGTGATCGTTACGTCCGCGGCCGCCACGGCGAACATGGTGCCGTTCGAGAGGACCCCCCCCTTGGCGACGGCGGGCGTCATGTCCGCCCCGCCGGTCACCGCGAGGCCGAAAAGCACGCAGTCGATGCCGTTGATCCCGGCGACGAGGATCTCCAGGTACTCCTGGAAGTGGATGCTCTGGATGTCGTTGTCGCCTTCGCCCTTGTCCGGGATGGTGTGCGCCATGAGTGCCAGCCTCTTCTTCGGTTTCTTCTTCGCTACTTCGGCCTATCGGCTGCCGACGGTCGTCTCGACCTGCAGCTTCAGGAAGTCCGAGTTGGCCAGGACCACGGTGGAGAGCGCGGCCCGCTGCATCATCACGCCCGTCCCGGAGCCGGCGGCGTTGAAGACCCCGGCCTCCGCGATCACGACGGAGGTGAT